ATACTTCTACTTCTTCTTCTTCTTCTTCTTCTTCTTCTTCTTCTTCAGGTTTTGGACAAATGCTCAATGGAATTTTATAATTTGGACACAATGGACAAGTTGGACGTTTGCGATTTTTGAAGCATTGCTGACACCAATTGTTGATGCATTCAGTGTGGAATTTGTGTTCGCAGGCACGTGTTGTATGAACAACTTTGATTGGTTCATTTTCTAAGAATGGACCTTGACAAATGATACATATGGGGTCTTCTTCTTCTTGGTGTATAATTACAAGGTCTTCCATTACAGAATTATTATTGAGTCTTTTGGGCATTTTATTTTTAACATTTATTTTTTATAATTAACTGAAAAAATACAAAAAAATATTTCAATTTTAGGGGAACCGTAGGTTCCCCTATGACCCCTCCTTCTAATAAAAAAATAAACTACGTTCCCCTATGACCCCTCCTTCTAATAAAAAAATAAACTACGTTCCCCTATGACCCCTCCTTCTAATAAAAAAATAACTAAAATAAAGGAGGGGGTAAGGGGGAACGTAGTTCCCCCTAAAATTGAACTTTTAAACTAATTTAAAACAAAATTCACATAACATAATAATTACCAATAAAATGACCGATTTAGCCAAACAATACCAAAAGAAAACCGACAAGCAACACATTCTGGATAATCCCGATACTTACATCGGTTCCATTGAAAATGTGGATGAAAATTTGTGGATTTATGACGAAGCATCTCTGCAAATTATAAGCAAACCAATCCATTACATCCCCGGCTTATACAAGTTGTTTGATGAAGGTGTTGTCAATTGCAGAGACCACGTAATTCGCATGATTCAAAAACACAAGGTTAGTGAAAAAGATACCAAGTTAGTTACTTACATTAATGTTGATATTACCGAGGACGGAACAATTACAATGGAGAATGATGGCAACGGTATTGATGTAGCAAAGCACCCTGAACACAATATTTGGATTCCCGAGATGATTTTTGGACACCTTCGCACATCCACAAATTACGACAAGGATGAAAAACGCATTGTTGGTGGCAAGAACGGTTTCGGATTCAAGTTAGTTTTAATCTGGTCTTCTGAAGGAAGTGTTGAAACTTTCGATCATATTCGTGGTCTCAAATATACTCAAACATTCAATCGCAATTTGGATGTCATTTCGGAGCCGGTTATTACCAAAATCAAGGGGACAAAGCCCTATACCAAGGTTTCTTTCAAGCCAGATTATCGCAGATTTGGTATCGCCGGTCTAACACCTGATATGATTGCCTTGTTTAAAAAACGTTTCTACGATATTTGTGCAGTGACTGACCAGTCTGAGAAGAAAATCAAGTTTGCATATAATGGACTCCCATCATCCATCAAAAATTTTCAACAATACATTGATTTGTATATTGGTTCATCAAAACGCGTATATGAATCAACTGACTGTGGACGCTGGGAATATGCGGTCTCATTGGCATCTAGCCACGAATTTACTCAAGTGTCCTTTGTAAATGGCATCTGCACTTATAAAGGAGGAAAACACGTGGAGTATATTGTGGGACAAATTGTGAGAAAGCTGGCTGATTATATTGAAAAGAAGAAGAAGGTACGCGTCAATCCGGCAGCAATCAAGGAACAACTCATCTTGTTTTTGCGATGCGATATTGAGAACCCGGCATTCGACAGTCAAACCAAAGATTTCATGAACACGCCATCCAATAAGTTTGGTTCGTCCTGCACAGTTTCTGAAGCATTTATTGAGAAAGTTGCCAAGATGGGTGTGATGGAAACTGCATGTGATTTGACACAGGCCAAGGAGAAGAACACGGCGGCTAAGAAAACCGACGGTTCCAAGACAAAGAATGTTCGCGGAATTGAGAATTTCATGGACGCCAATTTAAGTGGAACCGCGCAATCGGGTAGTTGCATCCTTATTTTGTGTGAGGGACTTAGTGCAATGTCCGGTATTGTTTCCGGATTGTCTTCCGAAGACCGCAATATTATTGGAATTTATCCTTTGCGCGGAAAGTTACTCAATGTGCGAGGCGAGTCCATCAAAAAAATCACAGACAATAAGGAAATTACGGATTTGAAAAAAATCCTAGGTTTGGAAAATGGACGCACATACGAATCAATCGAAGATGTTAATCAATATTTACGTTATGGAAAGATTATGATTATGTGTGATCAAGATACTGACGGGTCGCATATCAAGGGTCTTTGTATAAACTTATTCCATTGTGAGTGGCGCTCATTAATACAAATTCCTGGATTCCTTTCATTCATGAATACACCAATTCTGCGTGCGTCAAAAGGTTCAAACACACTTTCATTCTACAATGATGGAGAATACAATGCGTGGAAGACGGCAACTGCGGATTCTGCGACTTGGAAAATCAAGTATTTTAAGGGTTTGGGAACATCCAAATCGGACGAGTTCAAGGAGTATTTTGCAAATAAAAAAATTGTGAATTTTGTCTATGAGCATGGGTCTAGTGATGACGTCATTGACAAGGTGTTCAACGATAAGCGAGCCAATGATAGAAAGACGTGGTTAATAGAGAAGTATAACAAAGATGCATTTTTAGACACCGGAAAACCCACAGTTGGATATGGCGAGTTTGTAGATAATGAGCTGATCCATTTCAGCAATTATGATTGTGCGCGTTCAATTCCATCGATGATTGACGGGCTCAAAATCAGTTTGCGCAAAATCTTGTTCAGTGCATTCAAGCGAAATTTGACGAGCGAAATAAAAGTTGCGCAATTTTCCGGATACGTTTCCGAGAACAGTTCGTATCACCACGGCGAGGCAAGTTTGAACGGCGCGATTGTAAATATGGCGCAGAATTTTGTCGGGTCCAATAATATTAATTTGTTGGAGCCCAATGGTCAATTCGGCACCAGATTGCAGGGTGGCGATGATTCCGCATCGGAAAGATATATATTTACAGCATTAAATCCGATGACGAGATATATGTTTCCGGATTTGGATGATGCAGTTCTCAATTATTTGGATGATGATGGAACCCAGGTGGAACCCGAGTATTATGTTCCAATCATTCCATTTGCATTGGTTAATGGAATTAAGGGTATTGGTACGGGATTTTCGTGTTCTATTCCGCCATACAATCCTGCCGACCTAATTGGCAATATCAAGAAGATGTTGAAAGGCGACACAGATTTGAAGGAACTGGTTCCTTATTATGAGGGGTTCAAGGGAACTATTGAGAAGATTGAGGACGACAAGTATTTAATCAAAGGTTGTCTGGAGAGAGCCGGACCAGACACTGTAATTATTAGTGAGCTGCCCATCGGCAAATGGACCATGCAATATACCAAGGCACTTGAGGATATGATGGACGGCGGTACAGATAAAGACGGCAAGAAAATTGCACCGACTATCAAGGAATTCACTTCATTATGTACTGAAGTTAGCGTTAATTTTACAGTAGTCTTTCCGAAGGGCAAGTTGGACGAGATTGGAATAGAAGGTGCAGAGAAGGTGCTCAAGTTGAGCACAACCATTAAGACGTCCAATATTCATATGTTTGGGTCAGATCGAAAACTCAAAAAATATGAGAATGTTGATGAGCTCGTTCGCGACTATTATGTTGTGAGATTGGCAATGTATGGTAAGCGCAAGGCGCATTTGTTGGATGCAATGACAAAGAAGACGATGTTACTCACAAATAAGGCAAGATACATTGAATATAACCTGATCGACAAGATTGATTTGAGAAGGAAGACTGCGGATGCAGTAGATGCAATGTTACAAACTAATTCATTTGACAAGATGGATGGAGACTACAAGTATTTAGTCAAAATGCCAATGGATTCGGTCACTGTAGAAAATGTAGATAAGTTGAAAAGGGAACGAGACGATGTCGTGAAGGAATTAGAAGTTCTAAGACAGACAAGTTTAGAACAAATGTGGATGCGCGAACTTGAGACGTTAGAGACCAAGTATGTCCAATATAAGAAGATTCGTGAGGATTTGCAGAATGCTGTGCCAAAGAAGCAGAAGGTTGCCCCCAAGAAGGTTGTTGTAAAAAAATAAATTAAAAAAAAGACAAAAAAAAGGAAGGCGTAAGAAGCTTCGCTTCTCTGAATAACCTACGGTTTCCCTATTTTTTTTCACAACTAAATACAAATATGCCTTCTATGTTATCTCTCCGTTCGAGTCGTTTATGGTGTTTGAATAGACAACCCATTATTTACGACAAAATCCAAACAGCATCCGAAAAACAAAATATTAGCACCAAAATGCGTTATGCACAACTGGTGAATTCGGGTGTAAACAGAACAACGGTTAAGGGTTCATTAGTTCAACCAACCATCATTCCTTTGACCAACTAAAGGGAACCAAGGTTCCCTTTTGATCCCTCCTTCAGATAAATTCTCTTTGTAGTATGGGATCTTAATGGAACGACAAGTTCCCTTAATTTGTTTTCCTATATTATAAAATGAAAAAGCCAGTGCGACAACTAGATGGATTTTACTATGTTGATGGAAAAAAATGGACAGAACTTTTCGGTTCTAGAATTCAAGTGATGAACGGAACTTCATACAAAACAACTGGTGGATTAACCAAGAAAGATTTGTTGATGAACAAATGGGGTCGTATTGTCAGTCTAAATAAATTCAAGACTGCCAAAAAGGAAAAACGTTTAGAGAAATCCGGATTTTTTGCCAAAAAGGGAAAGTTCGGCTACGTTAAAAAAACTGCCAGAAAATCAAGAAGCCAAAAAAAATAAAATCTTTATTTAAGATATAAAATGGCCCGAAAAGTTAAGTGTAGAAGGAAGACTGTTAAGCGTTGCAAGCGTGCATTCAAGTCGTGCAACTATGTTAGTACCAAGAAAAGCAGATATTGCCGAAAAACTGTGAAAAAATCAGTATAATTATTTAATGGTTTCAATAACAATATAAAAATTAGTTTATATTGTTTTCAAATGGAAGATTCAAAACATTTAGAAGAAATTTTAGAAAAGGTTGCCACTCTCTACAATAAATACAAATCTGATTCATACATGGAACCCAAAGTCCATAATTATATTTGCAATCAACTCTCTACAACACTTGAAAATATTGAACGCAATCACATGGAACGTGCGCAACGAATGGAAGATTTGACTGCAGAGCAGTTAAACTTTATTCAATCTTTCATGTTTCATAATCACTATTTTTACCATCCAACCACAGAGAACTTTTTTTTCTATGATGGCGAGACCTATGTACAAAATAGCGAGGATGATGTTCTCTACAATGTATTGTCATCTTTGAGCAGAGACCGCAATTTAATTACTTGGAAACACAAGACCAAGGTATCCATTATGAAACGAATTAAGGACAACCACATTTACCAGACCATTCCGGAATCGGCAACAATCCAACACGTTTTGAATAGTTTGTACCCCGCGGTTTTCTCTACAAAGACTGAGGCAAAATACTTTTTAACAATTCTGGGTGACAATATTTTGCGCAAAGAGACTTCATTAATACATATCATTTCATCTTCGGCCAAAACACTAATCAACAATTTGAATATGTTGAGCCAGATTTGGTTTGGAACAAATTTAATGCAATCGTTTAAATTTAAGTATCACGTGGAACACAATTACTCGCAAATCCGCATTCTTAATAGTGTTGTTGGTGCTTCATCAATCAATTTAAATGAAATTGGACTTGATATTTTGTGTGTGGCCTGTCATTATTCAAACCGTTATGGTAATTCAGATAATTATTTGGTAAAACATAGCAATGATGATATATTTATTAATGCGGTTCTCTACTTGAAGACAATGACACCTGACATATTAATTGGTATGTTTGCGTCCGAATATATTCGGATAACACCTGGTACTGCCAAAATTACAACCTGTAATGGTATTGTTTTGAACGAAATTGCATTTAAGCCAACACAGATTAGTTGGAAAAATATGTTTTATTTGTGGAAACATTTTTTGGAATCCAAACATTTGCCCAATGTGGTTTTCACTAATAAACTGAAGAGCCGACTAACCGAATTATTTCTGAACCAATATGATGCAGAAGCAGATGTATTTAATGGAATTAACAGTAAGTTTTTGCCAAGTGTGTGTAAGTTTCTGCAGTTCTGGGACGAGACAATGGTTCAAGACGAATCTGATATGGTGGAATTGGAAGTGGGTGAAGTTGTATCTATTTTCAAGTTTTGGTGCGAGAACAGGAAAGATGCAATTCTCAATATTAGTGAAAAACAGATTGCGGATTTGATTATATATTTTTACCCAGATGTTGAAATTGAATCTGACAAGTATATTTATAAAATGAGAAACACAATGTGGGACAAGAATTTGGATATCCAGATGGCGATGGACGATTTAAAAGACAAAATGGGAATTGTGGATACTTCGCTTAACAACATTGTTTCGTCCTATGATGCCTATTTCCATTATTGCAACTATGGTTCTAGGGCAAAATCCTTGTTGGTCAGCAAACAATACTTTGATAAGTTTATGAACTTCTAGTAAATTTTTTAGATTTTTTAGATTTTTTTATTCTTAGTTTTTTAGATTTTTTACCACCTATTTTTACATAAGGTCCATCATCATTATAGTTAAATTCAGTTTTCCATAATCTTATATATTTTTGTAAATCATTGTAATATTTTTGGATTATAACACAATTTTTTTCATGTTTCAGATTTTCGCGCATGTTTTCAAAATAATCTTTTACCAAAATCGATTGACCTGAAATTGATTGACCGGAAATCGATTTACCAGAGATTGATTGACCGGATGAAATAAATTCTTGTGACATAAAATGTTGCATATCTTTATAAAATTTTTCTGAATTGTATTGTAAGTTGAACCCATGTTTCCCATACCAGGTTTTTCCAGTTGAAAATAAATATAAATATTTAAAAGAAAATGAAAAATCTTTTTTACCACATTGAATATTAATACTTGATATATCCGTATCAATTACTATTTTTGTAAGTTTTAGGTCATGTGCAATATTTTCAATACAACTTAATATGTATGTTCCAGTACCAGGTTCATCTATTTTTATGTTGCATTTTTTGATTTGTTTAACAGTTAGCACATCTGGCACATTTGCATTGATTACCATTTCCAAACATATCTTTGATTGTTTGTTTTGAACTGATATTGTAGTTGTATCTCCAGATTGTGAAACAGAAGTACTAAAATATAATTCTGGAAAATATGATTTCAATATTTTTTCTATGTTTTCCATATATATTATTCAATCAATATTTTTTCCAAATATACATAAACATTTCTCTACACGTTTATGTAAATTGAAGATGACTGATAAATCAAAGATGACAGATAAATCAAAGATGACAGATAAATCAAAGATCACTGATAAATCAAAGATCACTGATAAATCAAAGATCACTGATAAATCAAAGATGACGGATTCAAAAAAATATTTATTAATTGTGGAATCAAGTAGTAAATGCGGAAGCATTGAAACTTATCTGGGTTCTAATTATAAATGCATTTCGTGCAATGGCCACATCCGTGTAATTAACGACTTGAAAAGCATTGATGTAAAGAGTGATTTTGAAACGACGTATTCTGTGGATCCCGACAAAAAAGCCCATATTTCAAAGATGCAATCTATTATCTCTACATTCCCCAAAGAAAACATCCTTTTAGCAACAGACCATGACAGAGAAGGCGAGGCTATTGCATGGCATATCTGCGAAGTGTTTGACTTGCCGATTCATACCACGCGCCGAATTCTTTTCCACGAAGTCACCAAACCAGCATTGTTGAAAGCTGTAGAGAACCCGGGAACTATTGATATGGATATGGTGAGAGCCCAACAAGCACGCCAAGTACTAGATTTGCTGGTGGGATTCACCATCTCTCCACTTTTGTGGAAATACGTGTTCAAGAATAATCAGAATGCACTTTCTGCTGGGCGATGTCAAACTCCTGCATTACGTCTCGTTTATGAAAACGATTTGGAAGCAAAAACAAAAGCAGAGAACAGTAAGCAAAAACACCGGATCCAAGCCTGTTTTTTCCCGCAAAATCTGTTGTTTGAATTGCAAAAAGAGTTTGAAACAGAGACAGAAGTGTGCGAATTCCTTTCTCTCTCTGCATCTCATCCACATAAATTCATGGTTCATCCTCAGAAATTATCAGAGAGAACGCCACCTCGACCATTTAATACGTCGGCTTTACTTCAACAAGCTAACAATCTATTGCACATTGGCGCGAAAGAAACCATGGCTTGTTGCCAAACACTGTACCAATTGGGTCATATCACCTATATGCGTACAGAGAACCGCAAATACTCGCCGATTTTCATTGAAACTGCAACCAAGTACATTTCTGGAAAATGGACAGACAAACATGTCCATCCAACATTGATGGAATTAAATGGAAATGCTGACACAGAGAATCCCCACGAGGCTATTCGCGTAACTAATCTGAATATGCAGAATCTGGTTTTAATCGGGGATAAGAATACGGGAGCTGTGGAACGTGTTTATAAAATGATTTGGCAGAACACTGTGCAAAGTTGTATGGCACCTGCCACATTCAATTTGATTCCATTAGAGATCGATGCACCCAAGCAAAACATTTATAAATACACTTTTGAAATCCCCAAATTTGGTGGATTCTTGGATTCTGCAGAGAAATCTTCGGTGGATAAATCTTCGGTGGATAAATCTGGTTTCTCTCCAGAACTCATTTCATCAATGTCTCTGCGATTCCAGACGCTCAAAAACAAAACTGTGAATTACAATTATATTCAATCCATTGTTGGATTCACCAATCGCCATTCTCGATATTCGGAAGCTGGTCTAATTAGCAAGTTAGAAGATCTTGGTATTGGCCGTCCATCCACTTTCTCTATGTTGATTGATGTCATTCAAACTCGCAAATATGTAGAGAAAACCGATGTTCCAGGAATTACAGTGGAATGTCACGAGTATTTCTTACGTGCAGACGAGAAGGAACCTACAGCAAAATCCGTGAAAAAAACAATGGGTGCGGAACATGGAAAGTTGGTCATTGATCCAATGGGTTCAGTTGTCATTGAATTCTTGATGAAACATTTCGACAGCCTTTTCTCTTACAACTATACAAAACAAATGGAAGAAAGGTTGGACCAAGTTGCATCAGGTAAAGAACGATGGAATAATGTCTGCAAGGATTGTTACACTGAAATACATAAATTGGTAAAAGAAGTGAATAAAATAGAGAAAAAAGTTTATAGTATTGACGAAAACTATTCTCTCATTTTTTACAAAGATGGCTTTCTTTTAAAACACAAAAGTTTGTTGTCAGAAGAAGGAAAACCTCTGTTAAAATCAGTCAAGAAGGGACTCAAAATAGACATTGCCAAGTTGGAATTAGGCCAATATACATACGAAGATTTGGCAGAAACAGAACGACGAATTTTAGGGATATGGAGAGAATATGAGATAGAACTGAAACCAGGTAAATTTGGTGCATATGTGGAATATGGAGATGACAAAAAAGTTTCTCTCAACAAACTCAAAAAACCATTAGACAAAATTGTTTTAGAAGATGTTGTTCCCTTCCTAGAAGAAGAAAAACCTGCCACATCAGTGCTACGCGTTTTATCGCCTTCTCTCAGTATTCGCAATGGAAAATTTGGTCCGTATATTTTTTATAAAACAGAGAAAATGAAAACGCCCAAATTCTTTGACCTAAAAGGATTTGATCAAGGATTTGGATCAGATGATTTGCTTGAGTGGATTAAGAGAACCTACAATGTAAAAGGATAAATATAAACCGATGAACATTTAAAACGGCACACTTTGCGTGCCTTGTCACTTTGTGCCATTTTAATTCTTCGACGGTTTAAAATCCAACATAAGGGAAGAGTTTAAGATAACCTACAATGTAAAAGGAAAATCCAACATAAGGGAAGAGTTTAAGATAACCTACAATGTAAAAGGAAAATCCAACATAAGGGAAGAGTTTAAGAGAAACCGTAGGTTTCTTTTATTTATGAAGATATATTAAAATGGCGTACGGACAAAGTTTAGTATATTTAATTATTTTCTACATTATTGCATTTATCTATGTCAAAGAACCGCATTACAAGTATTTTGGATACATTATGCTAACAATTATATATATCTTCTCTCTAGGGATTGGATTACAAAATGCCAGTGAAATTGTATCCGGATTTGCAACTTTTAAAACTGCATTTTTGCAACAACCAATTGCAAACAATGTATTTATATTATCTGCTTTTTCTATTATAGTGTTTAATTTATACAGTTTAATCGCTGTTTTGGATGCATACTGGTTTAAAACAAAATCGATGAAATCGCTTGATTTAAAATTGAACAAACGACATAAAAATAATTTGAATAACTTTGACATCTCATTCATTGTTGGAAATGTTGCTGCAGCACTTTTAATTCTCTCGTTTATTGGCACTGGAATACCAAATATTGACCAAATAATAAGGTTTCCGGTTCTACAATTAGGATTATTCTTGGTATCATTTGTTTGTGTTTGGATAGAGACTGCATATTCGACCAAGTTTTCTTATATTAAACACGATTAAGGGAACCTACGGATTTTGCTTCGCTTAAAATATAAAGATTAAGTCATAATCAGTCTTAAAATAAAATGGAAGGGGTCGTAGGGGAAACCTACGGATTTCCCTACTTCTCTTATCTCAATAATATATAAATGCAGGAGATTTATACATTATATACAATTCGTATGATTATGACCGGAATTGTTTTGTTTAGCGCCATCCATTATGGTGCAATGATTTTTGATTTTAATTTAGCCGAATATTTGAATTTGGTTTTCTTTCGCGTCTTTAGAAAACGAGGGATCGTAGACAAAGTAATTTATGCTATATTTGCTATCTGTGCTTTAATACTTGCATTTGACCGCACCACGTGGCTTCCCTTTTTGGGCGACACTGTTCTACCTTCGGCTGTGGTACCATTAAAAACCAATGTGGGAGATACAACGGTGGATGTGAAAGTTGCACCTGGTGCCAAGGTCGCATTTTGGGCAGCCAAACCCGGGTCCAACCCAGATACCAAGGTGGAGCAGGCTTATGATGATTACAGTAATAGTGGGGTTGTTTTGGCCAATGATTTGGGAGTTGCAACACTTACGTTCAATAAGGGCACTGAATACGTGGTTCCGTCCGGACGACAATTAAAGAGCCATGTGCATTATCGCGAGTTCAATGATAAGGTGGGTATGATTGGACCTGTCCAGAGTGTCTTTATTTAAGGGGAACCTACGGTTCAGCTTCGCTTCCGCCCTTTTTTGCTTTGCTTATACCTTCCCTTAAGGTGAGCCTCTGAGCGAAGCAAGGTATAGGAGGGATCATAAGGGAACTACGTTCCCTTTACATTGGTTCAAATAATATATCTTGTGTATAATTTTGAAAAACAACTTTTTTATATCCAATATCAAATAATTTATTATATTGTTTTTCACATTCATCCCAATTTGGATGATTAGTTCCCCATCCAACTTCAATCAATAAATATGGTTTATGTTTTGAAATAAAATTCATTCCTCCTTCTAATACTTTATGTTCAAACCCTTCCACATCAATTTTTATAAAATCTACATTATCTATTTGATAATCATCTAGTTTTTTTAAACTGCATTTTTCTGGTATCATATAATAAATAAAATAATCTGTTTGATTCGGGTCCTTTTCTAAGAAAGTGTTCCAGCCAATATTGTTGATATCTGGGGATTTATATAATGTCTTTGTATCATCTTGATTGCTTAAACCATAGTTATTAAAATATATATTATTATAATTTTGTAATAAAGTTTTACTATATTCATAATATTCCTTTGATGGTTCAAATAAATGAATAGATTTATAATTTGTATTTTTTACAATTGCTTCAGAAAAAAAACCGACATTGCTTCCAATATCAAGTATATCACTATTTTCTATATAGTTGTTATATTTTTTTACCATACCTTCACATTCACTATAATGCCGACCTCTAAAAATATTTACAGCATTGTCCATTTATATAATCAAAAATGCATGAATTTCTTTATATGAAATTATAGCATAAAAACAATTTCATAGTATTTACAAAAAATGAAATACTACGAAACCCATTACGAGGATTATTTAAAGGCTGTTAAAATATTCAATCTCCACCCCGAACTAGTCCCTTATTTTGAAAGATTCCCTGCAAATATTCACACCTTAACCAATCTTATTTTTTACGGTCCGCCTGGTGTCGGCAAGAATACCCAAATGTTATACTCCATTCAAAAATACAGTCAAAGTGGTTTAAGTCACGACAAGAAAATGTGTATCCAAACAGAGAAATACACTTACCAGTATCATATTAGCGACATCCACTACGAAATTGACATGTCTCTCCTTGGATGCAATTCCAAATTAATTTGGCACGACATTGTTCAACAAATTGTGGATATTGTTTCTGTAAAATCTGACAAAATTGGCATTGTGGTTTGCAAGAATTTTCATTTGATCCATTCTGAACTCTTAGAGATATTTTACAGTTATATTCAGGAATACAATACCAAGTTCTCTGTTATCCAGTTAAGATTCATTATTGTTTCAGAACACATTAGTTTTCTCCCCAACAACATTTTGGATGCTTGCGAAATTATCAATGTGAAACGCCCCGAGAAACATCTTTATGTAGAAATGGTCAAACAACAGCCAAAAACACGCAGATACAATAAAGAAGGTGCAACAATTGAAGACGAGTTTGTTAATAAAATTTCCAAAAAAATGGAAACAACAGTAGTGAAAACGTGCGAACTCATTGATTCTATCGATTTAAATACTGTTTTAAATATTAAAGAGCTCAATTATTTTGACAAGGTGGAGACAATACCCAACGATATTTTTAATACTGTTTGCAATGCAATCATTGTGCAAATGGTTGCGCCAGATAAGCTGGTTCATGCCACATTTCGCGATGCTCTCTACGACATTTTGATTTACAATTTAGATGCAGTGGAATGTGTTTGGTACATTCTTTCGCATTTTATAGAGAATGATTTATTAAAGGGGCAAAATGTAAGTGATGTTTTAACACGAATGTATAATTTTCTCAAGTATTTCAATAATAATTACAGGCCAATTTACCATTTAGAAAGTATTATGCATTACATAATAGTGAAAACAAATGGATACGATGAATTACCAAAAAGCCTGTAAAATACTTGGACTTACAGACCTGGTCGATGTAGAGACCATAAGAAAACAGTATAAAATGATGGCGCTCAAGTTCCATCCGGATAAAAACAAATCGCCAAACGCGAATGCCGAATACCAGGAAATTAAAGAAGCGCATGATTTCTTGATGAATAAAAACGATTTCACTCAACCAAATTCGTGGTCGGCGTCAGTCGCGTCCTTTTTCGAGACGCTTTACAACAACCAAAATTTGCAGAAACGCGTGTTCCATCCCCTGTTAATGAAAATTATTGGCACATGTGAGACCGAGATTTTTGAAAAAATGGACGTGCGTCGTGCCCAAAAGGTCTATGATGTTTTATTAAAATATCGCGACTACCTACATATCTCTCAACAATTCCTGGATAAAGTGTGCGAAATCATTGAATCTAAAACTGCAACAACCCAAATCACCGAGATCATAATTTTGAATCCAAATTTGGATGATTTATTTAACCAGTCTGTTTATAAATTAAAAGTTGGAGAGAACGATTGTTGTCTGGTTCCGCTTTGGCATAGCGAACTAATTTACGACAAACATAATTTGCAGGTGCAGTGCGAACCTGAATTGCCGGAAAATGTGCATTTAGACGAATACAACAATGTGCATGTCTGGTTAAAATATGCGATTGGCGAATTATGGTCGAAAAATATGATTGACGTTGTTTTGGGGTCGCATAAATTTGAAATCCAGATTGAGCTGTTGCGGATAAAAAAAGAACAGTATGTTGTACTCGAAAAAAAAGGAATCCCGGTTCCAAATAGTGCGAATATATTTAGTGTTCAAGATATTTCCGATATTTATGTGCATATTGAGATTGCTTAAAGAATATTTTCAAAAATAACTATTTAGATGGCTTGTTGAAAATAAGCGTTTGAAATGTGAAAAAGTGTAAATCTTCACCGGTATAAATCTTCACCGGTATAAATAAAAACAAAGTTTAATTTGTTTTTATTACATAAATTTGACATGCAAGTGTGTATTTTACATACTCCAATGAAGAAATAAATTATTTATCTTTTTTTTATAAAATGGTCTAGCGTTGATGATTTATTTATGTTTTTGCCCCAGTAAGAATTTGGTTTGGTTTTTTTCTCTTTTAAACAATTGGATTCACAGGTTTCGACTTCTTCTTCTTCTTCGGCTTCTACTGCTTCTTCTTCTTTAAACATAGTTTCTTCCTCTTCTGACGAATCTGTCGCATCATATCCATGCTTGGCGCATTTCTCTTCATACTCCTGCATTTCAAAATGGCGAATCAGTAATTTAAAACAGTTTTCAAGTGCATCATCAATATCATTGCTAGTCTGTGTTTCCGGATTTTCGAAATATTTGCCAATGAGTTTTTTGATTTGCGGCACATATTTTTGAACTTTTTGGTTATATTCTTCTATCTCTGCGGATTTTTCCGGATTTGCATTTGCTAAATAATTATTGTATCTTTTTTTACTAGTAAGCAGTTTCAGCGTCAGTTGGTCAATCTCGTTCATATAACAGACTCAAAGAAAGTTATTCGCACATAGAAACTATTATTTTGTTCAATTCCAGACTCTTCATTTCTCTGAACTGTTTTGCAACCACTTGTATTTCTGCAAAAAGTGCTTTGGCATGATTTATGCTTGCCATTTCAAAACTGTTGCAACAATAACAATCAATATCATAGATTTCTCTCACTTTCTTGCACAACTCATCCGTAATTTTATCAGTCGGGCTCAGATTGATATGTCCGCCCAACCAATAATTTCCTTTGGACCATTTTGATTTTGTGGTTTCTATGTATTCTTTAACTGCACTGTTATCGGGTGCAAAAATTGCTAATTCATGGAGAGAAGGATCCGACATTTGTTATATTATTTTATAACAAATGTGTCTATGTTATTTTTACAAATTTTGCAAATTCTCTCCGACAGAATGGGCAACTATTATTGCAAAATTTAAACATACTGAGTATGCAGGTTTTGCAAAAATAATGGGAGCAAATTGCCGACTTTAGTGTCACATTGTTTTCGTAGCATATTCCGCAAATTGTCTCGTCTAAACCATTTTGTTCTGACCCTTCATACTCAATTGCATATTTCATTTTCCACGAAATAATAGTATTGTTATAAATCATGGCAAAATATTTGTGTGGATTCAATCTGCAAAACCACGTGACTACTTTGACGTGGCCATTTTTGCAAGCAATGCGAAATGCTTCTTCGTCACATGCCGTCAAATCAATTTCGGGATTCATTTGGAGCAACCATTCTATCATTTCTGAATCACCATTTGCGGAAGCCCAGCAAAATGCGTATTCTTCGCATGCTGAAACATTGATTTCGGGTTTTATTTGGAGCAACCATTGTGCAATTTCTAAATGACCATTTTTACAAGTGTGACGAAAAACGTGTTCTTCATCAGCTGAAATATCAATGGTCGGATTTATTTTGAGCAACCACTGCGCCACTGCTAAATGACTTTGTTTGCATGCCCATAAAAATGCACAATGCGAAACATTGATGGTAGGTTTGATTTTAAAAATCCATTGCGCTACATCTAAGTGGCCATTATAACAGGCAAAACAAAAAGCGTCTTCTGAAATATCAATGTTTGGATTATTTTCGAGCAACCATTTTGCAACATTTAAGTGTCCATTGTCGCATGCAAAACAAAAAGCGTCTTCTGAAATATCAATGCTTGGATTATTTTCGAGCAACCATTTTGCAACATTTAAGTGTCCATTGTCGCATGCAAAACAAAATGCGGACTCTGGAACATCAATTTCTGGATTCATGTATTTTATGAATTTGGCTATACCTAGGTACCCATTTACACAAGCTGTATAAAATGCATTTTTGCATATTTGTTGGTACATATAAATTTATTTATATAAATTTTACAAAATATATAAATCTGAAAAAATCTGAAAAAATCTGAAAAAATTTGAAAAAATTTGAAAAAATCTGAAAAAATCTGAAAAAATCTAAAAAAATCTAAAAAAAAGGCAACAAAATTTCTTTCCCAATATATTGGTGAATTTTAGTAACAATACTTGGGTCAAAAATATCTTTGGGAAAAGCAATTGAATTGCGACAATCTGGTCTGCATCCAGGCAAAATCTCGTCAATTAAATAGACTACATAATTCTTGTTTGTCAAATAATCTAAAATCAAATGATAGTTATCTATTTCCAAATGTTGTTCAAAAGTAATAATAGGTTTGTATGTGTCAATAATTTTTTCACTTCCTAAAATGACCTTGTACTCCATTCCTTCTACGTCCAAGTGAATATATCCAATGTTTTCAATCTCTGCATTATTAAACAAATAATCAAGAGTAATTGCATTCACTTTATTTCGTCCTTGGTCATCTGATGCAAATGTACAATGATACATATCATCATTGGTTGAAAGTGTTTCCATTTTATCACTTACTGCTGTTTGAAATATTTTCACATTGTTAATTTGATTATGGTCGCACATTCTTTGGATAAAATCGCAATTCTCTCTTGATGGGTCAATTGCATAAACGACTGCGTCACTAAGTGAAACGAATGTGTCGCTGCGTTTGGACCAAGGTATCGTATTGTCGCCAATCCACGCCCCCAAATCAATAATATTATTTTTGATTACACCGTTATCCATTAAATATGTGTGCATCCGTCTAAACAAAACCTCGTGGTTATTCCGGGATGCAAACGTTTGTGAAAATGGATGTTCTATTAAAGAAACGGTTATTCCACCATCATTGGTAAAAACGCAACTCATTATAGTATGTTGCCATATTACATCAGTGATGAAATGAACGAACCCTTATAAGTTTCAATGCCAGTGTGATCCAAATTAATGGTTACGTCCGTATAAACGGATCCGCCCATCTTTTGCCATCGGTGGCAAAACATCCAGTCCTCCGATAAATAGTGTCCATCTTCCACGCCACAATCAAATAAAGCATAAGCAAAATCATTCTCTTTACCCGAGAGAAAATTGACATCATCCACATATTTGGTTTGCGGGAATGCCTTGGACATAAGTTCAATCACGGTGCGCTTAATCAGCATAAATCCGGTCGCTAAATGCTTCACCTTAGTCAAGTTATTATCTATTTCCAACATACTTGAATTATAATTAATATTGTATCTTACCATATTGGTTTGCAAATATTCCTTGTTTGAAAAAGCATCTTTCAATTGCGACTGGCTCTTACGTTTAAAAATCTCACCAACCATATTGGGGTTTGTAGCCAGCTTGTCAAACTCGTAATTCTTGATTGGGTAAATACCACCAACAATTGGCTTGTCTGCAACCAACAATTTGAGAATGTCAACAGGACTCCATGTAATGTCGGCATCAATGAAGAGAAAATGTGTGGCGGTAGGAATACTCATTGCCTTGGCAATTAAATTGTTTCGGGCACGGGAAACCAAACTGTCATTCCTGCAAAAATGGACTGTTGCATTAATGCCCATGTCTTTGCACATAAACATCGTTTGCAAAAGAGACTCAGTATAAGTAACATACATACTGCTGTTGTAGCAGGGAGTTAAAATTATTAAATGAGGTTTTGCTTTGGCAATATAATCAATAATGTGTTTTGGAATACCATTATTTGTAGTTGCTTCTGATTCAATCTCTTCTATTTGATATTGGATACCTTCGGACATTTTTATAATGATTATTGGTGCAGAATCTTTATACTATTTTGTAATTATGTCTTTTTATTGGGGAATTACACCGACCGAAAAGAAACTCTCATTTTCTTTTCGTAGGGGTGTAATTGGAATATAGTTCCAAATACAAATAAGTATTTGAAAAAAGTATCATTTAAAAAAAATGATATTTTTTAGGTCATTTGCCAATGTAGTGTATAGACATTATCCTTACTAAGGACATGCTTTAAGGCACAATGTGCCGACAATAACATCGGCAAAATATTTTTATTTTTATTTTTTTTATGCAACTCCAATAAAAAGGAGGGATTTTAAGGCGTAAGAGAAGCTTCGCTTCTCTGAATACATAGTTCCCTTACTTAAGCAACAACAGCCTTCTTGACAAAGTGAATATTCAAGAATCTCTGGAGGTTAAAGTAGGTAAGTACGTCCTCCTTGCCCAACTTCAAAAGAGCAGCAAGCTTGGCATCAGCGTTGATCTGTCTTCCGGAAGTCTTGTCCTTAAGACTGTTAGCAGTGATGTACTCATTGATTCCCTTGCTGACCTCAACACGGGACATCATAGTTCCGGACTCCTTGCCAAGAAACTGGATGAGCTCCTCAGTGATAACAGAGGGCTTAACAAAGCCGGAGGGCTGTCTGTTTCCACTGGAAGCCTTCTTGCCCTTCTTGGACTTGGAGGCAGCCTTAAGCTCCTTAGAAACGGACTTCTCGAGGAGCTTGTAATCCGCCTTCATGGAAGACAGGATGGTGGTGACCTGCTGAATCTTGGATCCAAAGTCGTTCAACTTGGAAGCAAGGGTAGATGCATCAACAGGGGTCTCAGTAGCAGCGGGGGTCTCAACAGCAGGGGCGGGGGTCTCAACAACGACAACAGGGGCAGGGGCCTCAACAGCGGCAGCAGCCTTGGGCTTCTTCTCGGCCTTGGGCTTCTTCTCAACAACGGGGGCAGTTTCAACAGTAACAGTGACAGCGGGGGCAGCAACAGGGGCATCAGACTTAGTTTTTCGGACCATTTTATTATACACTCTATAGTGTTAGTTTTTTAAGTAGTTTTACGCATTTGTATTTATAATTCAATTTTGTGGCATAAAATGGTGTTGGGAGAACTACGTTCCCCCAAACCCCCTCCTTAATTATAAAATTGGGAGAACGTAGTTTTTCTAAAGGTATAAGAATCCTATGAATGCAAGCGACTAACGTGAGGGAAGGGGTCGTAGGGCGTAAGAGAAGCGAAGCTTCTCTGAATAACCGTAGGTTTCCCTACCTATCTCACAATGGTGAAATAGTTTTCATACAACCAGGGCATCTGATTTCTTGCATTTGCAGAAACCAAAGTTAATCCAGATAAAAAGTACATTGCGCCTAATTGTTTATGTTCATTGTCTATACCACTATAGACCAAAACCTCAGCCATTTTAACAATCATTTCGGTATTTATGACTGCAGGTAATTGTCCAAAGAAACCTGCAGAGAAAGGTGATATGTGCGGACATATTTGTCGTCGCAATGTATTGGATATTTTATTCCACAATTGGTTTATTTTGACTACCAAGTAATAACGACGGTCTTCATTTAATTGGGTTAGCCATTCCGAGTTTGTATAATTACCTAGATTGTCAATATGAATAAATAAATTTGTTATGCGTTGGTCCAATGTTAATTGGTCTAAATTTTGGAAAAATGTAGAGAAAGATTCGGTTGCTACTGTAGTAGATGATTCATATACATTTGCAATATCCATCATTAAATCGTTTCCAGGAAATAGAATATTGGTTAGTTTCACTACTTTCACCATTTTTGTACCAAATGTTGTTTTGAGGTTTTCTCTGTTGTATGGGTTTTCAAACTTTTTATTTTTGGTTGCTAACGTGCAGAGAGATTTTATATCAAAGCCATAATTAACATTGTGTGATACATCCACGTATTTTATAAAATACAGATACGGAATTTCATTTAATGGTTCTAAAGTGTAGAAATCAGTATCATTTACACAGTTCTCTCGTGTTCCCTTTAATTCCATCCATTTCGAAACCAAATGTCTTCTAAATATTTTTTGGATTTTTATTGCAGATGTTATTAAAAGAATTTGGTTTTCAATTCGCGCTTTGATTTCTGATTTGTTTCCAGAAACCTTTATGTTCATGTCTTTTGCATATTTCTTGAGATCAGGCAATTTGAGTGTTGTTAAATCTATTTTTAAAATTTCTCTATAGGTTGTTTTGGATTCTGGCTTTGCCATCTTTGAAAGCATATTCTATATTCGTTATATAGAATATTATTATAAATCACTTTTATAAATATGTTTAGTTCTCTTCTTTTTCCCTTGTAATTTGTACCCCCATAGTGATGATTTGCGTTTTCGTCTTGTCTTTCTTCCTTTTCCTTCAGATGAAGTCATATGTTCTTTAACTGCATCTTCATCTGTAACATTATATTTTTTTTTCAATTCGTTAATTTTATCAAAACAACAATCATCCTTTAATTCTAATGCAGAATTGTAACCAGTAGTTGCAATTTTTTGTAGTGCATCTCTAACATGTTCTGTATGTGGGTCAGATGGATTTAATGTTCGCAAAATTTCGTATGACAAGTGTCCAACCGTTTGTGAAAATAATTTAATTGGGCAAAAATGAATTTGGAGTTCTCCAATCAAATCGCTGTTCTCTACATCTTTTAATCTGCAATTATAATCTTGATATCCATTTGGCCAGGGTCTTTCAAATGTATTTAATACTGACATTTTTTCAAATTTATACATTGGTAAAACTGCATCAATTTCGGCTAATATTTCAGGTATAGTATGAAAATTGCTGCACAATACAGATGCTCGATATCCATCATTCAAACGAAGTATCTGGTTTGGAACACCTGTTGCATTTTGCGCTTTTCTTAATGCGCTATCATATGATTTAACTTTTGGATTATAAATCAATACGGTTTTACCATATCTTGTTTTAATGTGATCTAACATTTTTATTAACTTTGTTTGTGATGACCGCGATAATTTTAATATCTGTTTAACACCATCTTCAAGTGATTTTATTTCTCTCAATATATGATGTGTTTGTGGATCGCCCGAATACGCATCAACCCAGCTTGTATCTAAATTTATATCACTCATTATATATTAAAATTATAAAAAAAGTATTTTGTAAAATCTAAAAACACGTAAAATTGAACTTTTGAAAAAAATATAATTCATATGCATAAAAAACAAGTTTTACAACACATATAAAGCCAAAACACCAATAGAAGTATATCAGAACTAAAAATGTCATCTACCAAGTCTCAACCTATTGTCCTCGATGTTAATGCCTGGGTCCCTGATTCGATTCGTTTCACTCCCCCCAAGGTAAATGATAAGCAAGGAAAGTCAATCAATATTATTAGTAACCAAACCGGACGCGGATTACACATTTCATCGCCCCTCATGACTACTTGGGGAATCAGTGATTTTGTTGATCAAACTACCGGTGTTTCAGATGGAAAGTTTAGTATTTCGCTCAGTTTCCCTAATCAAGAGTATGCGACCAAGAATTCCACTATGTTCTTGGATAAGGTCAAGGCGTTTGAAACTGCCATTTTGAATGAGGCTGTCAAGAATTCCGAGTTGTGGTGGGGTGAGAAGCTTACACTCGATATTCTCAAGTACAGTTTCTTCCCTATTCTCAAGTTTCCCAAGATTAAGGGAACTAAGAAGGCCGATATGACCAAGAGTCCTACACTCAGTGCCAAGGTGCCTTTCTATGAAAAGGACAATCGATGGAATGTTGAGTTGTACGATACGAACGGCAGCTTGATATTCCCTTGTGAGAATGAGGAAATGACTCCTGCACACTTTGTGCCCAAGTTGAGTAATGTCGCTTGTGTTTTGCAATGCGGTGGTATTTGGATTGGTGGCAAGGGATGGGGTGTCACATGGAAGTTGGTCCAGGCCGTTGTGAAGCCTAAGGAGGTTGTCACTGTATTTGGCAAGTGCCATATCAAGCTGTCTGAGGATGAGAAGAATACGATTGAGAACCACGATGCTGAGGCCGAGGAGGAGGTCGATTCAATTCCTGCACCTGATCCTAAGGCTCAGACAATGGTCGAGGACAGTGATGAGGAGGAGGAACCTGTAAAGTCAGAGCCTGTAAAGCCGGCATCTAAGCCAGTTGCATCAGTTGTTGTTGAGGAGAAGCCGGAGACGCCAGCACCTGTAGCAGCAGCTGCACCAGTTGAGAAGAAGATCGTTAAGAAGGTTGTTAAGAAGGCATAAATGAAAAAGGTGCATAAATGAAAAAGGTGCATAAATGAAAAGGGTGCATAAATGAAAAAAGGTAAGTTTATATATGTGTATTTTTTTTCATTTTTATTTACAAAAAAATTCAAATACTTTTTTTGTAAAATGATATTTTAAATAACTATATTATAATGAAAGGAACAAAAAAATTTAAGAAAAAATTAAAAAAAAAGACAATCAAGCAACTAAATTGCAGTCCATTGGTAAAAAATAAAAAAGTAGTAACTACATCATGTATGACACAGGAGGTTCTTTTAAAAATTCGAGATGAATATAATAAACACCACGAAACCAAAATTATTGCAACAAAACCTGTACTTATTTGGCATGAACTAAGAATGAAATTAAATTACCAAGATGAGAGAACATGGATTAATGAAATTGACGATGTTAAACTGCGTTCGCAGATTAAAAAACAACTTTTTGCACCCGAACATCCACCAGAATGGTTAAAAAATAAAAATGAATGGCTAACTAATTTTGATATTGATATGGTAATGGAACAGTATGAAATGGAAAATAATGATTTTAAATATTTAGGAACAACACCAATTGATTATGATTATATTGTAGATACATCATCGCAAACCTGTGTTGAAGACAATCTTTGTAAATTTAATTTAAAAGAATTGATGAACCAAGGGAAACGCAGATTTGCTAGTGTATTCAATTTAGATAATCACAATGAATCTGGATCACATTGGGTATCATTATTTATTGATGTAAATAAACACATTATTATGTTTTTTGATAGTGCATCTGGTTCTGTTCCAAAAGAAATAACAAAGTTTGTAAATAATGTTAAAGAACAGGGGTTAAAAGAAAATGTTGATTTCAAATACATTACTAGTAAAAAGAGACACCAAAATGGTGGTTCTGAATGTGGTGTGTATTCAATCCATTTTATCATTGAAATGTTGAAACATCCGGAAAAAGCTATGCATATTTTTTTATACAATAGAATTCCAGATAAAGAAGTAGAAAAATACAGGAATATATATTTTAATTCTCCTGAATAAATATAGTATGAAAAAATCATTAAGAAAAAAAAATAAAAAACCAAAAACAAAACCAAAAACAAAAAAGTTTTTAGGAGGTGAAACAAGAATTATAAAAATTAAAGGATATTATGATAAAGACCCCGAAAAATTTGATAAATTAATTGACTATGTAATTGTAACTGGTAAAATGAATGACAATGACAAGTTGAATTATCTTAATAAACATAAAATATATCCAAATCAAGAAAAATCATTACTTGATAATTTTATAAATTCAATAAATGTTGATTCAACCAAAGTAGAAAAAATTGCTGAACATTTTTTTAAGCATAATTCAAAGGATGATATAGATGTAGATGATAAAACCGTTATTATTCATGACATTGAAGACAATAAAAAATTAAAAGTTGCAAAACAAATAATAGAGAATATAAATAAATCAAAAACAATTACACTCCCGTCTGGACCATTTCGCAATAATTATGAATACTACAAAAATATAATTAACCTCAACATAACTATTTTTTTAACAGGTGTTGATACTACTAATGATGTTGGAAAAGATATATTGTTATCACCAAAAATTTATAAATATATTATTGAAAAATACAGTGAAAAAAAAATTGATATTACAGACTTAAAATTAGTCAATTCAGAATTGCAAAAACTTAAACCAATATAAAAGCCCTTTCTCTCAACACCTTATGTGGAAACATCCAGTTTATAAAGTAATATGCACCTGTGGTTTTTTCAATGGTTCCGTTCATCAATTGCATCAGCTGTTCATTGTGTCCAATGTCGTCAATCAACAGCATTTTATAATCTAGGTTTTGTTTTTGAATTTTTCGAATACATTCCATAAAACCTTGAAAAAATATCTCTGTTGTTAAACCATTATTAATAGATGCAACTAGCCGGAGTCCTTTATTTGTATGTTCTCCAATGACCCCTTTTTCATAAAGCATGTGGGCATCTTCTATAAAATACATTGCCAATACATTTCCCTTTTCGCAAAATGCATATACAAATAATATCTCTGCATCAATCCTGGATTTGATTGCACCAATATCAATTGCAACAACAAAATCGTAGAGAACATTGGGTTTGAATAATCCATGCAATGTGCCAAACATGATATCCCAGTTCTGCTTATACACTTGAACAATATTGCGTATCCGTTGCTTTGTCTTACTGATACTTATTTTGAACAAACCTGTAGAGAAAGTGATAAGTGGAACTACGCCTTCGCATACACTAACATCTTTTTTTAAAAGTCCAATTCTTATATCTGGATTGTGTCTTCGTACATTGTAGTCATGAGTAGATATCAGATTGCGACTAATGTTTTGTGATTTATAAGCACGATCACATGCAATATAAGTCAAATAATTGGCACATTTATATTCATTCACTGGATGATAGAAAGTGCGAACTGGATAGGAGGCAATGCAACCCTTCGGTTCTGGAAACAATTGGATTTCCACATTTGTGTTCAAGATATCAAATTGTTTTTCAGAAGACTTACCTGTAGAGACATAGTTCTTTTCATTGTAGAAAGAAATAAAGGGTGTGTCAAAATGACCACTAAAGCGGGCTTTCACATCTTTCTCTACAAGTGTGTATAAAAAATCATCTGCAGGAATATAAAAACATTGAAGCAGTTCTGCAAAATATTTAATATACGTGTCGTTCAGTTCATAATAATTTATGGTTTTTATTTGGATAGCATTAGAGAACTTGTTTTTATAAGGGAAAAGTTGCATTTCTCTACTGTTCTTTGAAAAAAAGTTGTGATAATCATAGGTGTGATAGACAGGCATGTGTGCCCAAAATGGATATTTGATGCAAATGTAGAAATATCGTACCACAATAATTAACAGTATTCCATAAAATAAAAACTCTTGAACATACATATTTCTTATACAGATTGTATAATCAAAGTTTGAACCTATTGTCAAAGAATTGTCCTGTAAAATTGAATAAATTTTGTTTTCTCTGCAGAGAAAACAAAATTATAAAAATGCAAACAAGAAGTCAAACCAAGAAATTATTGGAAGAAGCGAATGCAAATGCGAATGCAAATGCAAATGCGAATGCGAATGCAAATGCGAATGCAAATGCAAATGCAAATGCGAATGCAAATGCGAATGCGAATGCGAATGTTAATGCAAATGCAAATGCGAATGCGAATGCAAATGCGAATGCGAATGCGAATGCGAATGCGAATGCGAATGCGAATGCGAATGCGAATGCAAATGCGAATGCATTGGAAAAACAACGTCGTGTTTTACCTGATACTATATTACATAGCAATTTACCCAAGAAAAAGGGTCTTCAATATGAAATAACAATTGATTTTGATGAAGCTAGTAAAGCCTGGCGGGCCAATAAAATACCTATTGGAGATGGACAGTTCAAATATAAGAGAAATTGTAGGTTTCCTTGCAATGAAACATGTTAGAGAAATCATTCATTAAATTTCCGAATTATAAAAACATCAAACTCACTCATGAAATCTTTTCCATAAAGGTTGGAAGAAAGAGACTTGTAATGATCAATATAATCTTGGGCTAAAAAATCATGTTCAAGAGAGAAAAGTGTCATCCTATAAACTGTCTTAATATACTTGTAAGTTTTTTTTATACTTTTTACATCATCTGCAAAATCCTTCAAATATGATTTTGTTGAATGTTTGTCCATTTTTTGTACATTATCTTCATGGTCTTCAATTTCGTAGAGAATATTTTCCATTGATTGTTTATTTGGAAAATCTTTATTCTCTTTTATAAACAATATAAATATATTGTGCTAATAAATATATAAACATATAAATAATGGTATTAACAACTGACAACAACAATTATTCAAATGATTCGAAATATGAAGAATATTTCAAATTATTCAAATATGAACTGAGCCCTTTTCAGAAACACGCGATTCAAGGCATTGTGGATGGAAATCATGTTTTAGTGACGGCTGCAACTGGTTCTGGGAAAACCTTGCCTGCGGAATTTGCAATTCGGCATTTTACTAGTTTGGGTAAGCGCGTCATTTATTGTTCGCCTATCAAGGCACTTTCGAATCAAAAGACATTTGACTTTACTCATAAGTATCCAGACATAACTTTTGGATTATTAACAGGCGATATCAAAACAAATCCGAGCGCACAGGTTTTAATTATGACAACAGAGATTTTGATGAACCAACTTTTTACACAATCCGAGAATAAAAAAGAGTCTTCGCTTTCTTTTTCAATGGACATAGAGAATGAATTGGGGTGTGTGGTATTTGACGAGTTTCATTATATCAATGATGCACATCGAGGTCACGTATGGGAACAAACCATATTGATGCTCCCGCAACATGTGCAGATGGTGATGCTTTCGGCTACACTGGATGACCCAGTCAAATCGGCGCGGTGGATTGAAGCTAGAAGCGACTCAAAGCTTGGCGACTCAAAGCAAGTCATAATTTGTTCCACAGATACGCGTATTGTACCCCTAACCCATTATGTTTATACAAATGGAACTGAAGGTCTTTACAAAAAAATGAAAGATAAAGACACTGAAACTAAAATTCGCAAATATGTAGACAAATGTTGCCCAATCCGTTCTGCTGATGGGGTTTTCAATGAATCCACATATAGAGAAACCAAAATGGTTTTGGATGCATTGGCGGGAAATGATGTGTATCTTAAACGCAAAACCGTTTTGAATAATTTATTGTCCCATCTGAGAGACCAAGATATGTTGCCAGCCATTTGTTTTGTTTTTTCCAGAAAGGCGGTGGAGCAGTGCGCCGAAGAAATCACAGTGCCTCTAGATGAACCAGAAAAGGAAGGATTAAAAGGAGGGTTCGTAAGGGAAGAAACAAAGTTGAACCCATTGGTTTCCTTACAGTGCGAATCCATTCTGAAACGCCTGCCCAATTGGAGAGAATATCAGGGTCTTCCCGAATACCAGAACTTGGTAGCACTTTTGGAGAAGGGTATCGGAATCCATCATTCTGGAATGATTCCAGTATTGAGAGAAATTGTGGAATTTATGATTTCCAAAAAATATATTAAGGTTCTTTTTGCAACTGAAAGTTTTGCTATTGGACTTGACTGTCCAATCAAGACCGCGGTCTTCATAAATTTGAAGAAATATGATGGTGGGGATTCACCCAGGTACCTTTTGCCCCACGAATATACACAGATGGCGGGTCGCGCAGGTCGCCGAGGCATTGACACTGTTGGTCACGTAGTCCATTGTTCAAACCTTTTCGAACTCCCGTCGATGACCACTTACAAAGAGGTATTGTGTGGAAAACCGCAAAAGCTGGAAAGCAAGTTCCAGATTTATTATTCTGTAGTCCTAAATCTTTTCAAAAATGCAGAGAAGGTATCAGTTTTAGACATTGAGAAGTTTATTGCAAAATCAATGTTGCAGACCGAACTAGATAATATGTCATCTGGATTATTGAGAGAAGTGGAAGATACGGAAAAGAAGATTGTGCAGAAGGAACAAGGATTTGCAAATCTTAAAACATCGAGAGAAACACTCAAAACATATTCCGAATTACTAGTAAAACAACAATTTTCGGCCAACAAAAAGAGAAAGGAGATTGACATTAGTATTCGTAAAATGTTTTCAGAGAACCCGAATTTGGAAAAAGATTATGTTTTCTATATTGATTATCTGAAATTTCAAAAGACATTGGATGAAACCAGAGTAAAGTTGCGTGCAAACCAAAATTATATATTGGATAAAGTCCAGAGACTAATAAATGTTCTTGTTGATGTTGGTGTTATTCAATCAGTTAGGGAAGACGAATATACATTGGTTGCAGGAGTAGTTTCCGAAATTAACCCAATTTTGGTTAAACAGCTTTTTTCAACCTGGAATAACTTTGAAGAATTTTCAGCCAAAGATTTGGTTGCCTTTTTCAGCCTTTTTACAGATGTGCGTGTCAATGAGGAATGTCGAATTTATCCCGGGTTTTCAAATTATTGCGACCAGCCTTTTATGAATGAAAAAATCAAATCTTTTGAAAAGGTGCGGTCCGAATTATTGGTTTTTGAAGAGTCGCACGGAATCCATATGAAAGACACTGGACTAGATGGATTGTGTTATGATTTAATAGATTGTATGTATGCATGGTGCGAATGTAGTGATGAGGCAGAATGCAAGTCAGTGATTTCCGAGATTGAAGCAAATGGCGTTTCTATTGGTGATTTTACAAAGGCCATTCTGAAAATATCCACGCTTGGTCGTGAATTGATGGGTACAACAACTACATGTGTAGAATTGTTGCATAAGTTGTCAGAAATTGACAAGTTAATACTCAAATATGTTGCAACAAATCAAAGTTTGTATCTGTAATTTTTTATCGGTATTATCCCAAAACTTGTTTGAAAAATAAATTAACTTGATGCACATCTGCGCCAACAACACTCAAATCTGGAATATAGCTTTCATTGCCTTTGTTGAAACACAGAATGGCTGGGATACCGGTGATTTGACGTTTTGATTTGAATGCACCATATAGGTCAAATGACTCATCAATATCAATAGCTGCACATTTAACAGTGGCAGGCATATTTGAAAACCACTGATTCACTAGTGGATCAATGAGCTTGCAAGGTCCGCACCAAGTTGCGCCAAATTTAAGCACAACTTTTCCTGGATTTTGTTTGAGTAAATCTTCAAATTGAGAACGACTAAATTCTTCTATTATTGGTGTAACAACTTTTTGTGTAGTTGTGAATTGCATTATATATATCAAATATGCATTTTATTTGATATATTTACGAATTATTTTTTAGGGTCACAATTGCCCGTTTTTTTATTGCGTGTAAAACCGTTGGGGCATCTTTTTTTTGTTGTTATTTTGGGATCACAATTGCCCGTTTTTTTATTGCGTGTAAAACCGTTGGGGCATCTTTTTTTTTTATTTTCTGATGCCTTTTTTTCACTTGACGCTTTTTTTAACTTTTCACTTGACGCTTTTTTTAACTTTTCACTTGATGCTTTTTTTTCACTTGACGCTTTTTTTTCACTTGACGCTTTTTTTTCACTAGATGCTTTTTTTAACGTTTCATGTATTTCTTTTAACTTATTACTATAAACATCTAGTAAAATATTAATTTTGTCTTTAATAATAATATCCATTTTTTTGCTTGAATTTATTTCTAAAATAGGCTGTATATATTTGGTATCAAATATTAGCAAATCTTTTTCTGTTTCGATTGCATTAATTCGTCCAATCAATACATCAATACGGTCCGTCCATTTTTTAATTACAGGATTTTCTTGAGTTACTTGCGTTGGTACAGGCATTGATTCTTGCACTTGCGTTGGTACAGGCATTGATTCTTGCACTTGCGTTGGCACAGGCACTTCTACTTGCACAGGCATTGGTTCTTTTTTTTTTGAAAGACTTGACATAATATCTTCAATTTGTCGGTGATTTTCATCATACACAATTTTCTTGTAATGCAAAATAGGAATTTTTTTTATTATATATTTGGGGTCTGTAGTATTTTTGTAAATGTCCAACCAATTTTGTCCTTTTTCATCAACTGGATTTTTGATAGTATCAATGTGTTTGTAATCGGTTTCATTAAAATGAAAAACCAAAATATCATTTTCATTTAATTCGTAACCCCTTACAAAATATGGTTTTGTATGATGATGTGATAAATTATATCGAACTGGTAAATTATAATATGAATTATTAACATACTCAAAAAGTGTCTCATTTGGATATTTACAAGTATTTCCAATAATATCGCGGATTTTTTCAATATACATTTTAAATAAACGCATACTCGGTTCAATCAACATAACGCCACCATTAAGTCTTCCTTTTTTATTGCAGTTTGTAATAACTTCTCTTGGATTGTTATTAATTTTGACATTTGTGTTTAATTTTTTGTTGTGTATTATTTTTTCATTTTCTGGATTTGGATTACTAATGTAATATGACAATACTGCGGGCGCATTCAATTCAAAAATAGAATCTATATTATTCATAATTACCATATCAGACTCAATAATACATATTTTTTTGTATTTTTCTAAAGTATATGCAAAAATAAAATTGCATGTTCTCAGTGTATTAAAATTTGTATAGCCACTTTTAAATTTGGTATCATATGTGATGCCTCTGTCATCATATGGAATTACATCTGTTACAAATGGCCGAACTGCTTCTACAAAAGATTCTGGAGTATCAGTTGCAGAGTATAAATAAATAATATCGTTCTTCGTATATTTACGCAACATTATAAAAAAATAAAGTTCTAATTCTAAATATACTGGATTGCTTCCAAAATGAATAGTTACATATGCGTTTTTGCTCATTATGTATTTACAATAAGACTATATATAATTATTCGGGGGGATAAATAAAGAAATTTATGTAATATTTGGAGTGACTGTATTTGATTTCAGACTCAAAATTAATATTTTCATGCTTGCAAATTTGCCGGACAATGTTTGTGAAAGAACTGTATGTGAAATCTCTCTCTAAATAAAATCTTTTTGATAAAAAATAATATTCAGTCAAAGCATCAATGAAATCTTTTTTTAAATCTAAGAACAATAGTTTGTTGTATGCAGCAACGTCAATAAAATAATATTTGTCAGACTTTAAACATATTTTTTCTAATAAATCAAATAATAAATGGTGTGGAATTTCGCGTTTAAATATTTGGCAGAGCATCGTTGTATATTGCTCTATATATTATATAAAGATTTTACATAAAATCTTTATACTCGTTATACATTTCATTTTACACTGGCGAAGATTTGGGATAAGCAAAGCAAAAAAAGGCGGAAGCTTATATTTCTTTATAAAGGAGGGGATGATAAGCAAATCAAAAAGGGCGGAAGCTACATTTCTTTATAAATGAGGGGATAAGCAAAGCAAAAAAGGGCGGAACGTAGTTCCCCTTATATGGTAGAGACACTCTTCTGTACATTTGACTCGGAAAAATATTCATTGGCTGCATCAACTGCTGACGATTTTAAATATTTTATTATGACTGGATTTGTCTTCAAGACTTCTTCAGATGATAAATATGCCAACCACTGGTATTTAGGTCTTGCCAAAACTTCTTCAGCTGGAACATAAATTCCATATGCATCTTTATCTAAATCCAAAAAGTTTTCGCTCATCAAATCTTCAAGTAAAATCTGTTTTCCTTTGCTCGTCTTTGTTCCAATACGTTTTCCATTGACTAAATTAATTGAACCTACATTCACCTCATTGTATAACCATTGTTGAATATTTCCTAAAAATTTAGGTTCTGTAGTAAAATGGCCATTCACATCCGGTTTGTTTTCCGCCAGCATTTTTTGTATAATGGGACAGCCTTTTTTTGCTCCCATAAAATTAGTTGATGGCATAAAATTTTGATTAGAAGCAACGTTGCAACTACGGTTCACCATTTCTGTAACAAAGGGTTGCTCGGTCAAAAGAGGCGCCAAGTTTTGCATGCAAATAAAAGAATTCGGTACAATAATTCCTCCATACAAGTAAAGAAGTTGCAACATTCCGACCTCACGATAAGTAGATTTATGAGGCTCGGAAAGAGTTGCCATATTCACCTCCCAAGTAGGAATAAGTTTGCTAAAGGTTTCATCGTCAATTAAACAAATGTTGAAATCCGCTCCACAATGGTTAATAATCGATTTAATTGTAAGATGGATATATGGTTGGTTCAAATCGGTGGAATTTCTACTGTAAAAATCCTTCCACCGACGGGCATTTTTCTCGTAAGTGCTATGAATCCAAAGTTTGGGTCGATTCATTCCGTAAAGAGGTGATTCGTTCAATAAATATTTGCGAATAAGCTCGTTCTCTGCATCGTTGCTTGATAATCCCTGTTTGATTTTGTCGCCAAAATAACTGGCTACACCAATTGCACCAATTGCAAATAAATAATGGTAAGCATATTTTTTGTCAAACATTATTTGATATTATAATAATCGCAGATATATTTGGGGGAACTACGTTCCCCC